GATGGTCGCAGCGCATGATGTCGAGGAGTTCTTTGGTGTGGTGCGGCGCTACGGCATGACTGGTGAGGTGCAACGGATGGTAGAGATTGCTAATCAGGGTGCCAAGGTGTCTCAACTACACATCGCCCACGCCTGCGGCACCTGCATGCTGCGACTGGCTTAATTTTTTGTCCGTTATGTTGGACGGCGTTGGACGGACGGTGACTTATGGCAAAGCTAAGACGAGAGGTGCAGGTCTTTATCGTACGGTCACTTGCGCAGTTTAATACGCCCACTGAAACCGCTCAGGCTGTCCAACAAGAATTTGGTATAGAGATGACCCGCCAAAAATGCGAGGCATACGACCCAACCAAGCGCACCGGCCAGAATTTGTCGGCAGAACTTAAGAGCGAGTTTGAAGCGACACGCAAGCAGTTTGTAGAAAGTCCCCAGAACATCCCTGTCGCAAACTTGACGTATCGCCTAGAGCGTATGCAACGGATTGTTGATCACGCGGGTAAGAACAGCATGTTGGTGCTGACGACGCTTGAGCAAGCTGCCAAGGATGTTGGGGGTATGTACGAGGCCAAGCGCAATGACAACGACTTGCAGGGAGTTGCCCAGCCCGTCCAAGTGATTGTTGATGTTGTTGATGCGAGGGTTAAGCCAGATGACAGCGCTAAAGATTAGGCCAAAGCTCAACGTCCCCCAAGCCGCATTTTTGGCGCAAACGGAAAAGTTCAAAGCGTTTGTTGCTGGGTTTGGCAGTGGCAAGACTTGGGTTGGCTGCGCTGGCATCAATCAGCACTTTTGGCGTAACCCCGGCATCACTGCTGGCTACTTTGCCCCGACCTATCCGCAGATCCGCGACATCTTTTTTCCGACGGTCGAGGAATGTGCGTACGACTGGGGATTGCGCGTAGACATCAAAGAGTCAAACAAAGAGGTGCATTTCTACAGTGGTCGGCAATATCGCGGCACGGTGATCTGTCGAAGCATGGACAATCCATCCACGATTATTGGTTTCAAGATTGGACACGCCCTTGTCGACGAACTCGATGTTCTGGCGATGCTAAAGGCGCAGTTGGCATGGCGCAAGATCATTGCTCGTATGCGCTACAAGGTGTCAGGGCTGAGAAATGGCATTGATGTTACGACGACGCCAGAAGGCTTCAAGTTTGTTTATCAGCAGTTCGTTAAGCAAATTAGAGATAAGCCCGCACTTGCAGGCATGTATGGGTTGTTGCACGCCAGTACATATGACAACGCAGCAAACCTACCAGATGACTACATCCAATCACTGCGGGACAGTTATCCGCCGCAGTTGATCGAGGCATATCTAGAGGGGCAGTTCGTCAACCTGACATCAGGGACGATCTATCGCACCTATGACGTTCAGCAGAACAATAGTTTTGAGACCATCAACAAGGGCGAACCGCTATTTATTGGTATGGACTTTAACGTCGGCAAGATGGCTGCTGTCGTGCATGTAAAGCGCGACGGGATGCCTCATGCGGTTGATGAAATCATGGATGGGTATGACACGCCTGAAATGATCCAGAAGATCAAAGAGAAGTTCTGGGATTTCGATGGCAATGATTATGTCCGCACATGTGAGATTCAAGTATTTCCTGACGCGTCCGGCGGTTCAAGAAAATCAAGCAACGCCAGCACATCTGACATCACGATGCTCAAGCAAGCTGGTTTTACCGTCAAAGCACCTGCGGCCAATCCGCCCGTAAAGGATCGGATTAACGCCATGAACGCTATGTTTTTGAGCGCAAGCGGCCAGCGTCGCTATCGTGTGAACGCCTTGCGTTGTCCTTCTTACGTCGAGTGCCTTGAGCAGCAGGTGTGGAACGACGCGGGAGAGCCAGACAAGAAGGGAGGCAAAGATCATGGCAATGATGCCGCTGGCTACTTCATCTACAAAGAATATCCGCTCAAAGCGCGTATGCGCATCAGCAAATCAATGGTGGATCGAGCATGAGCAAAACCAAAAAGGGCTGGTGGGCGCACATCCGGCCATCAGTTTTAGAGAAGGCAGGGCGTCCGGTTGTTGAGCATCTACCGCCCCGCTTTGAGGTGCCACAACTTCCAGCCGGTGTTGTTCCGCAGGGTGTGTCATCCGCTATTGCGCAAGATTCGTCACTTGGTTACATGGGCGACTGCGTGGCCAATGCCAACAACTACGGCATCTACCCGCGCTTTCGTGGCTATGCGTATTTGGCGCAGTTATCCCAGATTAGTGAGTTCCGCTCACCGTCTGAGACGATTGCAACAGAGATGACGCGGGAGTGGATCAAGCTGGTTAGCACTGGTGATGATGATCACTCTGAGCAAATCAATGCGCTTGCGGCTGAGATGGATCGTCTTAAGTTGCGAGATGTCTTTAAGCAGGCGATTGAGCACGACGGGTTTTTTGGTCGCGGAATGATCTATATCGATGTGGACCAGCGCGGCATTGACAACACTCCACTGGTTCTTGACCCGCGCACAATCAAAAAAGGCTCACTGGTTGGCTTTAAAGCGATTGAGCCAATTTGGACAACGCCGAGTCAATACAACTCAATCGACCCAACGGCACGCGACTTCTACCGGCCAACAGGCTGGTACGTCATGGGGCGCGAGGTCCACGCATCACGCCTAATGATGATGGTTGCGCGACCGCTACCAGACATGCTTAAAGCTGCTTATAACTTTAGTGGCATCAGTATGTCGCAATTGATTGAGCCGTATGTTGATTCATGGCTACAAACCCGCAAGTCTGTGTCGGATGTGATCAAAGCGTTTTCGTTCAACGGCCTAAAAACAGACATGCAGACGCAGTTGGCTAGCAGTGTTGGTGGTGATGACGGTGGTGGGGCTGATGATCTGTTTAACCGGGTGGATTTGTACAATCGCACTCGTGACAACCGTGGTTTGATGCTGCTGGACAAAGAGTCTGAGGAGTTTTTTCAGTTCAACACGCCGTTGTCCACACTTGACGCCCTGCAAGCTCAGTCACAAGAGCAGATGGCGGCACCTTGCCATATTCCGCTAGTTAAACTGCTAGGCATCACGCCAAGCGGCTTAAACGCATCAAGCGAGGGTGAGATCGAAGTGTTTTATGACTTTGTGCGCGCCCAGCAGGAGAGCATGCTTACTGATGCGTTGGTGCTTGCGCTCAAGGTCATGCAGTTGTCACTTTTTGGTCAGATTTATGACGGCATCAGCTTTGAGTATCAGTCACTCGATCAAGAGACGCCTGAGCAAGCCGCAACAACCCAGAAGACCAAGGTTGAAACGGGTGCGGCCCTGATTGATGCAGGTGTTATCAGTGCAGAGGAGGAGCGCGCACGTATCGCATCCGATCCTGATAGCGGGTACAACGGGCTAGACGCTGACGAGGTGCCAAGTGTCAAAGCAGACAACACTGAGAGCGATCCAGCCTAATATCGGTGTGGAGGTCGCTTACCGCAAGGGCCTGATCAAATTGCTGGCTGATATGCAAGCGGACTTGCTGACAGGGCTTAGTCCAGAGCTTACCGCCGACACGATGGCTCAAGATCGAAGCATCCCAAAGTTTCTCCAGTCGTTCTTTCGCGGGTGGTCAAGCAAGTGGCGCAAGAATTTGGATGCTATTGCGCCTGACATGATTGAGAGGTTTATTCGGCAGTCGTTTGGCCACACAGATCGAACAATGATGAATGCGCTCAAGAAGGCTGGTTTTGCTATCGACTTTACGATGACTCAAAAAGTTGAAGAAGTGACTCAGGCTGCAATTGGTGAAAACGTCAGTCTGATCAACTCGTGGGCCAATGGTTACTTTGCGGGGATTGAGCAAGACGTGTGGCAAGCCATCAGGACGGGTAGTGACTTAAAGACGCTGACTGACCAGCTACAGACGCGCTACGGCATGACCAAGCGGCAAGCTGAATTTACTGCACGCGACCAGAACGCCAAGGCCAAAGCCACGATTGAAAAGACGCGGCGGCTTGAGTTAGGCATCACGCAGGCCATTTGGCAGCACTCACACGCAGGCAAGAAGCCAAGACCATCGCACGTCAAAGCCAATGGCAAGACGTTTGACATCGAAAAGGGCATGTATCTTGACGGCAAGTGGGTTCAGCCTGCCGAGGAATTTAACTGTCGCTGCACATCACGAGCGATTATTGCGGGGTTTAACCCGTAGTCAATACGCAAAACCAGACCCGCTTCGGCGGGTTTTTTAATGGGTGAAATATGAAGCTAGCACTTGACCGCAGCGTGCGAACCAAGACCGCTGATGGTCATTTGCGCGTTGCTGTATCGCCAATCAGTAAGGCCACGGTCAATCCGTACTACGGCAAAGAGATTCCTGATCATGAGTCGCTTGGCCTAGACCCAACCAAGATTTATTACTTGCTGCGCTGTCCGGTCGAACTGGAGCGTGCGGCACCAACCTTTTGCAACCTGCCAATCCTGATTAAGCATCAGCCCGTCTCATCTACCGATCACCCTAAAGAGTTGGTCGTGGGTGCTACGGGTAGCGATGCATGCTTTGCCGTGCCTTATCTACAGGTCTCTATGTCGATTTGGGATGACGCAGCAATTGCAGGGATTGAAAGCAAGGAGCAAGCCGAGCTTTCAAGCGGCTATCGCTACACAGCGGATATGACCCCAGGCGAGCTTGAAGGAACCAAGTATGACGGCGTGATGCGCGACATCGTAGGCAATCACGTTGCTCTCGTAGACGTTGGCCGAGCCGGTCATGACGTAGTTGTGCAAGACCAAAATCCATTTAGACCAGAGGGTATACCGATGACCAAAGCTCAAAAGCTCGCGTTGGCTCGCACCAATGCGCGTAATAAAGCACGAACAGATTTGTCAGCTTTGCTGGCAACTGATGCAAAGCCAGAACAGATTGACGCGATCTTAGCCAAGATGGCGCAAGACGAAGCCGAAGAAGTCAAAAAAGTTGAGGATGAAGATCCTGAGCCGAAGGAAGACCCGAAAGCTGAAGACGAAGACGAAGACGATCTGAAAGACAAGCCTAAGGCTGAAGATGAAGATCCTGAGCCTGAAACCGTCTCAAAAGCCGCTATGGACAAGGCAATCAAAATCGCCCAAGACCAAGCCTCCACCACTGCTGTTGCTCGCGTTACCGCGCTGTATGACGCTCGTGATGCTGTTAAGCCGCTGGTTGGCGCTGTTGCGCTAGACAGTGCTGAAGAAGTCTACAAATTTGCGCTCGATCAAAAGGGCGTTGACACCAAGGGCGTGCATCCAAGCGCTTACAAGCCGATGGTCGATATGCTGCTAAAAGGCGAGCAAACCAAACAACCAGTGCGAATGGCTGCTGATGCTGCATCTGTCAAAGATGTGACTTCAAAGCCGAATTTCGCACGTATCAAAATGGCATAAAGGGGGTTCTCAATGTCAGGTTTTCAATCCGCTGTAAATCTACAGCAAGCTCCAGCAATCGCTGGTGACTTCGCTAGCGCCAATCCTCGTGCTAGTCGCTTGGCAGGCGAGGGCGCTCTGGTCGTTGGCAGTGCTGGCTGCACTATTGGGCGCTTCGCATGGGTAAGCGGCACTCAGGTGACTAACGCTGGTTCAGGCGTTCCATCTGGCTTTGTGCATCGTGAAATGCAAGCGGTCATTACCACATATCTTGCTGAAGGTTCAAACGTCATCCCTGCTGGTCGTCAAATCACGCTGATGGTTGCTGGTGATTTTTGGGCTAAGACGCTCACCACTGCGACAGTTGGTCAAAAGGTCTTTGCGTCACTAACGACTGGCGAAGTCAAAACCGATGCCGCAGGTGCAACAGTTGCCGGTTATATCGAAACCGCATGGAAGGTGGCTAGCGCGGCAGCTGCCAATGAACTAATCAAAATGACCACTTGGGGGGTATAACGAATGGATCCATTAGTACTGGCGATGTACGGCATTCATTTGCCGCAGGGTGTGCGCGTTGAAGCGTTCGCCCAAGACGCCCAGATTGCAACAGTAACAACTCCAAACGGTGGCATCCCATCATTCTTGCTCAACTACATGGACCCCAAAATCATTGACGTGCTGGTCGCGCCAATGAAAGCGGCTGAAATCGTTGGTGAGACAAAGAAAGGTGACTGGACTACCGAAACGGCAACCTTTCCGGTCATTGAATCCACTGGCGAAACATCAAGCTACGGTGATTACAGCGAAAACGGCTCCACTGGTGTCAATTCAGCGTTTCCGCAGCGCCAATCCTATCACTATCAGACCATGACCCAATGGGGCGAAATGCAGCTTGAAAAAGCTGGCTTGGCAGGTATCGACTGGGCATCACGCGTCAACATTGCATCTATCCTCACGCTGAACAAGTACCAGAATAAAACGTACTTCTTCGGTGTGGCTGGTCTGCAAAACTACGGTCTGCTTAATGACCCTAATCTGCCAGCATCCATCACCCCGACCGCGCAATTCAATGATGCCGGTACAACGGCGGCAGAGGTTTTTGAAAACATCCGTCTGCTGTTCGTGCAACTCCAGACCCAGTGTAATGGCACGATTGACCAGAACGCCCCAATGACACTGACGATGTCTCCGACCGTCAGCGTGGCGATGAACAAGACCAACGAATTCAACGTCAATGTGACTGATCAACTTAAGAAGAACTTTCCAAATCTTAAGTTCATCACTGCTGTTGAGTATTCACTGCCCGCTGGTGAATTAGTGCAGTTGATGGCTGATGCCATTGACGGCCAAGAAACCGCTACCTGCGCATATACCGAAAAAATGCGTGCGCATCGCATTGTTCTGGAAACCTCCAGCTACAAGCAGAAAAAATCACAAGGTACGTTCGGTACGATCATTTACCGTCCGTTCGCTATCGCATCAATGTTGGGGGTGTAACGTGGCAGTAGCAAAAAAACCTAAGACCGCAAATGTGGTCACCGTTGGTTGCAAGATCCCCAATGGTCTAGTGCTTCGCGTCAACGATGTAGAAGTAACCATCGCTGGCTCAAATAGCAGCAAAGTGATCGGCGGCTATGGCCTGACCCAAGTTGATGCTGACTTTTGGTCGGCATGGCTTGAGCGCAACTCCGGCCTGTCCTTTGTGCGCAACGACTTTGTGTTTGCGCATGAAAAGGCAGCGAGCACCAAGGCGCAAGCCAACGAAATGGCCGATGAGAAGACCGGCTTAGAGCAGCTTGACCCGAACGCCAAGCCTGCTGGCATCACTGATCTGGATAAATAAGCC